ATATTAGATGTTACAAGAATATATGAGTTTGAAGATTTACCACCAGTCTTTAGAAGACACATAACTTATAGAGCATCTAGAATGGCAGCTACTCAACTAGTAGCTAACCCACAACTCGTACAATTATTACAGACTCAAGAAGGTTTAAGTCGAGCTAGTCTTTTGGAGTACGAGTGTAATCAAGGTAATCATAGCATGTTTGGATTCCCAGAAGATACTGTGTATACCACATACCAACCATGGAGGAACTTACCAAGATAATGGCAGGCATAACACAAACTATAGCTAGTTTTAATCAAGGTATATCTGAACAGCCAGATCATCTAAAATTTCAAGGTCAGGTAAGAGACGTAGTTAACGCTATACCTGACGTAACCTACGGTTTATTTAAAAGACCGGGTGCAGCTAGAGTAGGCACAGCACCGTTAGCTAGTGTGGCGAGTGGTGGGTCTTGGTTTCATTACTTTCGTGACGAGAATGAAGGTGCATATATTGGACAGATAGATGCGTCAGGTGCATTAAAAGTATGGAAAGCAAGCGGCGATAATGCCGGAGCAGCCCAGAATATAACATATGGTACTGGTGGTCAAACAGCAATACAAAATTATTTAACAACGAGTGACCCAGAAAACTTACAATTCCTTACTATCAACGATACTACCTTTGTTACAAATCGTGATACTAGCAACTCTAATACTTTAGTCGGTGAGACTGGTGCTACATTTGATAGACCAGAAGCTCACTGTGCTATGATAGAATTACTTAGAACAGAAAATGGACGTCAATACGGTATTAATATATACGATAGCACTGCTACTTCTAACAACCTCACTACTGTAAAACGAGCTACTAAAGTTAAGATTACAGGTAATAACTTTGACGAGGGAGATGGCTCAGGTCACTGCCCCGGTATAGGTACTGAAGTATATGCTGTAACAGCTAAGTCTAGTTACGGAGCTAATGAAAATATAGTACATGTTAAAAACAGTGGTGGTACAACCCTAACATCAGGTAAAAATAACTTAACATTTCGTGTTACAGCTCTAGGTCAGCAAGGTGTTAGCCCTAACTATAGTGCTAGCAGCAACGGACCGGGAGGTTCTAACTATAGATGTAGTTATAATTTAGAAGTTGTATTACTACATGGCGGAGAAGGTTGGGACGTTGGTGATGTTATACGTGTTGAACCAGCTCATGCTACTGAAGCTACCAGCTCTGACAGTCAAGCTTACATTGAAGTCTCTGTTACAGAAATAGAAACTACACAAGTTAAAGCTACTCTTACAAATAATGGAGACGGATTAGTACGCCCATCACCTACGCCATTTGATGCTGATACAGCTGTAACTGCTGATACTATATTAGCTGGTATAACTGCACAGTTACCATCTGGTGTTGCTGCTAAAGTTATAGGTCCGGGTATATATCTATCTAGTGCTAACCCGTTTAACGTCGAGATTGTAGAAGAAGATCTCATGAGAGTCTTTCAGAAATCAGTCAACGAAGTTACCTTACTACCTAATATGTGTAGACATGGGTACATAGTTAAAGTAGCTAATGCTAGGATGTCTGATGAAGATGATTACTATCTACAATTTCAAGGAGAAAATAATTTAGATGGTACTGGATCATGGACTGAATGTGCTTTACCAAATATAACTAAAACTCTGACTAACATGCCGTTAGTGATACAGAGAACAGGTTTGGCTAACCAAGGTACATCAAGTGAAATAGCTACATTTACTATTAGACAATTTACATATGCAGAACGACGTGTAGGAGATACTTTTACTAACCCTATGCCTACCTTTGTAGGTGGACGTATAAATAAAGTACTATTCTTCCGTAATAGATTAGCTATATTATCTGGAGAGAATGTTATACTGTCACGACCCGGTACACTTGGAGAACCTGACTTCTTTATAGAATCAGCTCTAACTGTATCAGCTAGTGACCCTATTGATATATCAGCTGCCTCTATGTTTCCGTCAGAAATTTTTGATGGCATAGAAATTAATGCTGGTTTACTTGTATTTAGTACAAACCAACAATTCTTACTATCTACTGATGACACAGTACTAAACCCAGATACAGCTAAATTACGTAGTGTATCTACATATAACTATAATAAAGATATACCTCCTATATCACTAGGTACAACCATATCATATGTTGATAACTCAGGTAAGTATAGTCGAGTCAATGAAATGGCTAATACTTCTAGAGAAGCAGAACCTGACGTTGTAGAAATCAGTAAACTTGTACCTTCACTCCTACCTAAAAATATAAATTTACTGACTAACTCTAGAGAAAACTCAATAATATTAATGGCTAAGGCTAATGATAGCAGCTGCCTTGTCTATGGTTATAAATATCTAGCTATAGGAGATAAGAAACAACAACAGGCATGGTTTAAATGGAAACTAAATAATCCATTAAAATACCATTTTATTATTAATGATGATTACTATTTTGTAGATTCGGACAACTTCTTACAGTCTATCAAATTAGTACAATCTGATGATGAGCCTAGTATTACTCAAGATGATATTAATTATCTTATACATTTAGATAATCATACAGATATCTCTGGTGGTGTATATAATGCAACCACACAAAAGACTACATTTAGTAGTGTAAGTTGGATGCCTCAAGTTACTACACCTAATTACGATCTAGCTATTATAGATATAAATTCGAGTGCAACCAGATTAGCAAGATATGCGAAACCTACAGCTACCAGTACTACTAGCTTTACAGTTCCGGGAGATTGGTCAAACGTTACATTAAAAATAGGTTATTTATATGAGTATCTTGTAGAGTTTCCTAGAATATATCCAACTAAAATTTCGGGAGAAAAATCTTTTTCCGATGTTAATTCCTCACTTATTGTACATAGATGTAAGTTCCACTTTGGTAAAGTAGGTCTATATGAAACTACACTCAAACGTCTAGGTAAAGCTAACTACGATGATGTATATGATTCTAATGATCTAGATGAGTACGAAGTATCTGATGCTCCATATTTAGAAGAGCATGTACAAACCATACCAGTCTACGAGAAAAACAAAAACGTAGATATATTTTTAAAATCAAGTCACCCAGCTCCAGCTACCCTAAGAGCAATGGCATGGGAAGGTGACTATTCACCGAAGTTTTATAAACGTGCCTAATTACATACACCCAATTACGATTGAGGCTGCCACAGAGGTAGCCTTTAATCTCCGTCCAGATGACCTCAGAGAGGTCGAAGAGGGTCATGGGATAGATCATACCCACCTACCATTTATCATGACTCACAACCCATCCTACGTATATTTTACAGTGCCTGACGGCAAGACTGCTGGCATGGCCGGAGTAGGAGAAAAAGGTGATATATGGATGCTTTGCACTCCTGATATACACCGATACCCAATTACATTTGCAAGAGAGGCAAAGCGGTATGTCGATAGCCGTACTGAGCCACTCCTTTGGAATATAGTTGACAGTAGAAATAAAGTACATTTAAAATTACTTAGATTTCTAGGCTTCAAGTTCTTACGTAAGTTTGAGCATGGACCAAATAATATACAATTTATAGAATTTTGCCGTGTGCATGGATGCTAATGCCTCAGCTAGAATGGCTGCTAGGCAAAGATGGATGGAGAAAGATGCTAAGTATCGCTCCGAATCTTTAAAATTCTTTAACAGAGAAGCTCAAGCTGTTAGAGGTATGCAAAATGTTGCTAGAGGTTATAGTAAAGGAATCTCTAATGACTTAACAAGAGCTATATATGTTCGAGGTCAGGCTTTAAAAGCTTACGAAAAAGGCTTTACTTCCTATATGGGAACTAAAGAAATGGCTAAATCAGTAGAAGCGGGTCGATCTAGAACTGCTGGTAGAAAAGGTATGCTTGCTTTATTACGAGCTCAAGGTGCCTTAGAAAACTCAGTATCACAAGAATTTGGTGCAAACATGCACAGACGATACAGAGGTAGATTAGAACAAATGCAGGCTAAACAAGCCGGAGTTATTAATCAGCTAGGTGTACGTCCAGAATATGGAGCACCTGTATTGATGCCTCCAAGTGACAGATTGAGTGGTGCGTTAAGTATTGCAAGTCAGATTGCAAGTACTGCTGCATCGTTACACGGTATACCAATGCCGGGTAATCCGGGTACATCTCTGCTCAACTTACCAATGTGATAAATTATGGCAACAATAGAATCATACTTCGAGTCGTTAGGAAGGCAGACCACCAAACCTTTCCTAGACGAGCAGAACTTATACACCGAAACTGAACCTGATTTAACCAAAGCGGTTAATGAAAATATTGATAACGAAATAAAGGATACGTCTCAATTTTTTAGAGATAATATTGAGATGTATAAGGCACTGATAAAAGTTAAAGATGATAGGTTAAAAAATCTATTTCAGTTAACAAAATCAGGAGCTCCTATTGTTGCAGCTTACGCAGAGCAACAAGACAGATTAAAGAAGCTAGATAACTTAATGTCTGAGGACACAAAAATTAAGTTTAGAGAT